GAAACAGCTAGAGTTGATAATTATAATAGTGCTTTTAGATTAATTAATTTTCATGCTTCTACAGAAACTATACTGCAAGGAAACGGTAATATAACTTTAAATTCTGTAGGCTCAAATAATCTAATTTTAAAAACTTCTAATACAGAAAGAATGCGTATTGACTCCTCTGGTAATGTTGGCATAGCGACTACGTCGCCGAGTGAAAAACTAACAGTCTCAGGAAAAACCCAATCATCAGAATTTAGAGCATCATCAGGTGCAGGTGGTAAAGGCTACGACTTTACTGCATCGGGCAGTGGTGCAGGTGTAGCTAATATGTTTTGTCCAGCAGGTTATACTTTGGGTTTTGGAACTAACAGCACAGAAAGAATGCGAATTAGTTCTGCTGGTAATGTTGGGATTAATAATACCAATCCAACTGAAACATTACATGTAACAGGTAGTGCTATCCTTTTTGATAGTGCTGCTGGTGATACAGGTAATGTTATTGGTGGTGGAACAGGAGTAGATGACCAGCTTTTAAGTATTTCAGGTCTTAATAATGCTTGTGTAACTTTTCATTCTGCTGGGGTTACAGGTTTTAATACTGCTGCTACTGCAATGAAAGTAACAAGAAATGGAACAAACTCTCGGTCTATAAATGCTTCTGGAACAATCAACGCTAGTGGTACTGATTACGCTGAATACATGAAAAAAACCGACAGTTGTGGAACTATAGCCAAAGGTGATGTTTGTGGTGTTGATTCATCTGGTAAATTAACTGATGTATTTAATAATGCTATATCTTTTGTTATTAAATCTACCAATCCATCTTATGTTGGTGGTGATACTTGGGCAGCAGATAATTTAAATTTGACTGAAGAAGAAATAGAAACAGAAAGACAAAAATACGACAGAATTGCATTTAGTGGTCAAGTTCCTGTAAATATTACAGGTTCTTTTAATGTTGGCGATTATATTTACCCACAAGCTAATGGAACTAATATAGAAGCAGTTGCAAAAGCTAATCCAACTTTTGAGGAATATCAATTATGTGTTGGTAAAATATGGGCAACAGAAGACGATGGCAGACCTCTAGTTGCAGTAAAAATAGGATAATAATAAAAAGGAGAATAAAATGGCAATATCATATGAATGGAATGTAAGTACCGTTGACACTTACCCTACAAAGGATTCTAAGTCCGATGTAGTGCACAATGTCCACTGGAGACTAACAGCTACTGATGATAGTAACACTGTAAAAGATATGGATGGTAATGACATTCCTGCTACTGCAGATGTTTACGGTAGTCAAGCAGTAGACACTTCAGACTTATCAAGCTTCACAGCCTTTGCAGACTTAACAGCAAGTGATGTGCAAGGTTGGGTTGAAGCAGCTTTAGGAGCTGATAAAGTTACTGAAATGAAAGCTGGTCTTGATGCTCAGATAGCTGAAAAGATTACACCTACATCTGTCACTAAAACTATAGGATAACAATATGGAGTTTGGACCAGAAATGTTTTGGAACATTATTATTACTTTGGTTCTCGCACCTATACTTTATAGTATAAGACAAAACTCTACAGAAGCTAAAAGACTCGACATACTTTTGAACAAGACTCGTGAAGAACTTGCAAAAGATTATGTAACTAAAAACGAGTTAAGAGTAGGTATGAATGACCTACTAGATAGGCTTGAAAAACTTGACGAAAAGATTGACAAACTTTTTGAAATGAGGTAAAATAAAGGTTATGGCAAGAAAAAGAAAACAAAGTAAACGTACAAGAGTTACTACAAAAGATAGATTAGACTATCGTACTGGCGGTAGGGTAGGTTATCCTCATGGTGGACCTCATTTTGGTGGAGAACCCGGTATAGGTTTTAAGATTCCTCAAAGTGACTTAGATGCAGCAGAAGAGGCTGCAGAGCAAGCACAACAACAAGCACAACAACAAGCTCAGCAACAAACTCAACAAGAAACTACTATTACACCTACAACACCAGTAAAAACTGCAGAACAATTAGCCAGAGAGCAAAAAGCTCAAGAAAATTTAATGCAGTCTATAGAGGGTAAAGTTCCAGACGCTGCAAAAATACCTGTTCCAAAAGAAGTAGACCCTAATATTACACAACAGACTACACAAATGGCAGCACCTACAAAGGTTGCTGAAACTCAAATAGAGGGAGTAGCACCTGAACAAGTTACTGCTGTAACAGATGTAGTACAAGCTACACAACCAGAAGATATTACTGCTGCTCAGACAACTGCTACTACAGTTGACACAGATGCTCAAGTAGAAGCAGCAGAAGGTCAAGTAAGTGATAGTGCAATAGCACAGGCTGCAGGAGTTGAAAGAATTACTCCTATTGAAGGAGCAAAAGTTGAAATACCAGCAGGAGCTTTACAGGAAAGAGTAGTTGGTTCTTTAAGTCCAGAGGCAAAAGCTGAGGCTGCTAAAATAGCTGGTAGTAACTTAGGTAGAGTTACCAGAGCTAAAAAACAACTAAAAAGAGCAGGAGTTTCTGACGATGTTATAGCTGAACTAGGTAATAACCCAGAAGCATTAGAAGATGCTTTGATGGATTTACCTGAAGAAGAACGTGGGGTTATTGAGGGATTACCTGAAGAAGCTTTAGTAAGTAATCAATTAGACACTTTATTAAAAGGTATTGAAGAAGGTGAAATACCATCATGGGCTAGACCAGCAGTAACGAGAGTAGAAGAAATGTTAGCTGCTAGAGGATTAAGTGCCTCTAGTGTTGGTAGAGATGCTTTATTTAATGCTATAATACAATCTGCAATACCTTTAGCTCAATCAAATGCTCAAGCTATTCAAGCTGCTGTAAGTCAAGAAAGAAGTATTGAAGCCCAAAGAAATATTAGACAAGCAGAATTAAATCAGCAAACAGCTCTTCGAAATGCTCAATCAGTTTTTGCATTAGACATGGCTCAGTTTAATGCTGACCAACAAAGAGCAGTAAATAATAGTAAATTTTTACAAACTGTTGGTTTAGTAGAATCTAACAACGAACAACAAGCTGCAATAAGAAACGCTATAATTTTATCGCAACAAAATTTAGCAGAGGCAAGTTTAGACCAGCAAAGGTTAATTAGAAATGCGGATGCATTTTTAAAAATGGATATGTCTAATTTGTCTAATGAACAACAAGCAAATGTTTTAGCATCACAACAAAGTCAACAAAGAATATTATCTAATCAAGCTGCTGAAAATGCTGCAGCTCAATTTAATGCTACAAGTCAAAATCAAGTAAATCAATTCATGGCAAATTTAGAAGCACAAACAGAACAGTTTAATACTGCACAGATGAACGCTATAAAACAATTTAATGTTACACAAGCTAATGCTGCTGCTGCAAGAGATGCACAAAGACAAGCTGATTTAAATAAAGCTAATGCACAACTAAAAACTCAAATAGCACAGTTTAATGCGAATCAAGATTTTGCTAGGAATCAATGGAATGCTAATAATGCTGCTGCTGTTGAGGCAAGTAATATTGCTTGGAGAAGACAAGCTAATACAGCAAACACTGCTGCACAAAATGCTATAAATTTACAAAACGCACAAAATGCTTTTAACTTAACAAGTCAAGCTCAAAACTTTTTATGGCAAGAGTTAAGAGACAATGCAGACCAAGATTTTAGAGTAAGTGAAAATCAAAAAAGTAGGATTGCACAATTAGTAAATACTGCATTAGCTAGTGACCCAGACAGTTATCAAAATGCAGATGATTTAAAAGATTTAGTAGAAATATTATTAGGCGATATAGCTAGTTAGGAGACACAATGAAATTATTAAGAAACGTAGTTAAAGGAGTAAGTAAAGCTATAAAAGGAGTAGCTAAAGGTGTAAAAAAAGCTGTAAAAGGAGCTAGTAATATTGTTAAAAAAGCTTGGAGAAATAAATGGATTAGGACTGCATTATTAATCACTGCTGCAGTTATGTTGCCTCCGGCAATAGCAGCTATTGGTCCAGCCACAGGAGCTTTAGCTGCAGGTACATTAGCAAATGGTGCTATAACTGGTGCTATTATTGGAGGAGGGTCTGGTGTACTAGATGGTGATAAACCTTCAGAGTGGTTAAGTAAAGGTGCTGTAAGTGCAGCAACTGCTACTGCTTTTACTAAATTAGGTCAAACTATAAAAGGTGTATCAAACACAGATGTAATGAAACAAGGACAACTAGAAAGATTAGATTTACTACAAGAAACAAAAAAAACAGGTGATTCGATTTTAGGGGTTGAAGATATAGATAAAGCTATAGAAGAACAAATAGCATCTATAGATGAATTAGGAGGAGTAGAAACTTTAACAAGTGACTTAGAAAAAGTAGGAATAACAAGAAACGAAGAAGGTAAGTTTACTTCACAAGCAAGTTCAAAGGTGAAAGAAGACGCAATAGATTTTGCATCTCAAACTGCAATGAGTACAGGTTCAAGTTTACTTAATGTAGGCATACAGTCTCAACTATTAGGAGACCCTAGAAATGTAGGAACTTATGGTGCTGGACTACCTGAAGAAGGTCCGGCTAATCTTACTCCTTTACAAGTTTCCTATCAAGAGGCTGGTATAAATATTGCTGATGCTTATAGAACTTTAAGTTATGGTCCGGGTGACATTGGAAATTACGATACTGAATTATTTAAACAAGAAACTATACAGGTAAGCTAATGAGTAAAAAACCAACAAAGAATATAGTATCTACTAGTATTTCTGATGCTATTTTAAAAACAGTAGAAAATGTAGTTGATAGTGGTTATGATGTCAGCGAACTAATTGAAGCAGTTGACAATGAACCTGTTAGTGTAATAAGTAAAAATAATTTTAATCAAAAAGATTTAGATGAATTAGTTGAAATAAAATCTAAAGGTTCTGCAGTTCCGGGACAATCGTTAACTAATAATCCAGAGAATCCTTATCCTTGGGAAAGACCAGCAAAATTTTCTAATCCTAGAGAAGCTGTTCAATTTACTTTATCTGAGTTACTACAACCTGAAGCTACTACAAAAATTTTAAAATCTTTAAGGAATGGTAATAGTGTAGAAGACATAGCTACAGCAGTTGTGTATACTAAATTTTTTAAAGGCGATGTAAATGCAGATGTAATGTTACTAATGGTTGAGCCTGTAATGTATACAATTATGGGAATAGCAGAGCAAGGTGGTATAAATTACAGTATAGAAAATAATGATTATTATGAAGAATTAGAAGCAGATTCTGATGATGAAATAGAAGATAATTTAAAACAATTTAATAATGTTTTTGCTCAAATTAAAAATGGCAGTCCAGTAAAAAGTGTTGATAAATCAAAAATGAAATCAGGAGTTTTACCTAGAAATTTATTAGATAAAATAGAAGAAGCTGGTCCACAAATTAGAAGTTTATTAAGTAGAGTATAGAGGAAAAAATGGATGAATTTATGAATTTGTTTTCTCTATTAAGAGGAAATAGAAAACAAAGTAAAAAACAAAATTTATTAAGACTTTTAGGTTTGACTGGTATTAAAACTTTATTTAATATTGGTCAACAAAAAGTTAGAAATGATTATACTAAAGCTCTTAGTAATACAAACGATGCATATCAAAATGTTTTTCAAGATAATAAAGAATATTTTAATAGCACTGAAATAAAAAGACAGAGAGAACTTTTTAGACTCTATGAAAATCCAGAAACTAGAGAAAGAGCACTATTAACAAAAGCAAAAAATTATTTTAATTCCTCTCCTGAAATGATAAAAAAGTATGGAGATAACCCTTACAATGTTGTAGTTAACACTCCAAAAACTACAGAAGGGCAAAATTCTTTTATGGAAGAGATGGAGTTATTGAAAGAACTTGCCAAAAAATCTTTTGAATCTACTACAGATGAGGCTATTCTTTCTGAAACTTTTACACAGTATAATAAAAAAGCTGCCGATGCTTATAAAGCAGCAATAAAAGCCGAAGAAAATAACCCTAGAAATAAAAGTTTAATTCGTAGAGCTTGGGTAGATAATTTTGGAACAGACAAAAAAGGTAATCCTAGATTTGGAAATGTTTATTACAATGAACTTTTAAATTTAAAAGAGGATGCCGATGCTCTAGCAAATATTGGACCAAATGGTTTAGTGGACCGTTCAGAAATCATACAAGCAAATAATTTTGCTTTACCAAAAATTGAAGACAATTTTGGATTACTTCTAAAAAAATCAGATTCTAATGCTATTAGCTCTCATCGACAATTATTTAATAATTTCATAGATGTAGATAAATATCAAACAGAGATAGGTGGGGACGAAAAATATTCTGTATTTGTTAATGGTCGTGAGAAAAAACAAACTTTTTATAGAATATATAAAAATTTAGATAACGATGAAAAAATGAAAATGGTGAGCACTGTTTTAACTTATTCAAAAGCTGATGCAGAAGAGTTTAATAAAAATCCTGATAATATTGGTCAAGTAAGACCTGCAAATTACTTTTTATTACCTGCTATTGAAAAAGCAGTGCAAGATTTAAATTCTGGCATGTTAACAAAAATGGACAATGTTTTTGACCCTAACAAAGTAATTTCAATTCAATATCCAGAACAAGCTGTAACAGAAACTAAACTAGGTGCGATTCAAGAAATATTTACTAAGACTATACTACCTCAAGGAGAAGAAGCAGCAGAAGAATTTATTATAAATACTGAACGTGCTATATTAGAAAAAGATGATTCGACTGATATGTTCATAAAATTCTTACGAGGTATACTAGAATCTGACTTAAAACGAAGAACTAGAGCACCAGTTAGAACAGGTAGAACAAATAAATAATATTTTATGTCTATAACTCAAAAAGATTACTATTCTGCTTTAGTAAAAGAGCTAAATAGTATAAATCAAAAACAACAAAACGAAACTTTACCTGTTCAACTTGTAAAGATGGAAGAGTCTTTTAATTTAAATAATGATATAAAACCTGCAATTATGAATGCAGGGAGTATTGAAGATGGAAATTATTTTGGAAACCTAACTGCAAGTTTAGAAGCTTTAAATAAAAAAGATATAGATTATACCGAACTTGATGATAGCATTACTGCTGGTAGAAAAATAAGATATGGGATGGCTCAAGAGCCGACTATAATTGGTAATTTATTTAGATTAGGTAAAGCTGGATTTCAATCTGCTTTTTCTGATGAAACATTTGAACAGGCTTCTAGAAGAATAGAGAAAGAAAGGCAAGAAGAAATATTTTTAAGGTTTCCTGAATTTAAAGGTAAAAGAGAAGACTTAACTGTTCTTAGTGGTAGAATGGGTGTAGCAGTAGCAGACCCTGTTACTTTTTTTATTCCTTGGGCTAAGTTTGCAAAACTAGGAGCACTTGGTTATACAGCAGCAGGTGCAGGTTTATCTGCAGCAGACATTGCTCTAAGAGAAAAAACTTTATACGGTGATGTAAATATCGGTAATGTAGCTATTTCTGCAGTGTTAGGTGGTGCAAGCACTGGACTAGGTTTAGTAATTAGTAATAAACTTAGAGGCGGTCCTAAAAAAGAAACTTTAACAATCAATGAAGATGGTAAAGCTGTCGTTACCCCTTTTAAAAATACTGACCCTGAATTTGTAGGACCTTTACCACAAAATATACAAGATGCATTAAATGAAGTAGCAAAAGATTCTTATTCAATATCAGTTCCTTTTATAGAAAATTTTAGGGATAACCTAAATACTTTAGGTGTTAAATTTAGGGATAGAGATGCTTACACATTAAAGTTAAGAGAACAAAAAAAGAAATTAAATACTTTAAAAAATAAATCTAAAGAGGAACAGTTAGAACTACAATTTGAAGACGGAGCACCCGGTAATATTAAACAGCTAGAGAATGATATTACTAACACTAAAAAAATAATAGAAAAAATACAAGAAGAAATCAATGAGATTGCTTTAATAACTCAACCTAAAAACATAGCAATAAATGGTTTTAATTCTTTTATCACTGCATATAAACGTGGTTTATTGGAGGGTGAAGTTGGAGAAAACTTAACTAGAGCACTTGTACACGAAATGGTTAGACCTTTAGTTGGAGCTACTGCAGGAGGTGCTGTTAATTTATATTACACAGATGGTGCAGGAAGCGATAGTTCATTATTGTATTCAATGGGAGTTGGAGCTGCACTAGGTATTTTTTCAAAAAGATTAGAAAATTATAAACCCGGAATACCCGTAGCCTTAAAAAAAGTAGTTGAAGATGAATCTGAAAAAATTTTTAAGAATAGTTATAGAACATATTTTAGACAACTTTTAGCTGGTACTCATGCTGCTAGGTTACAAGGTGGTAATGAAGTAATAAGAAAATTTGGAACAGATTTGTTTGGTAATAGGGGAAATGCGTTTGATTTTGGAGAAGAACTAGTTGAATCAGTTGAAGAATCTAAAAATGTAATTTCTGATTTTTATAGAAGAGTAGTTTTTCAAATAACGTCAAACGCAGATGATGCTACAGTTTTATCTGCTGGTCGAATAGTACAGCAACATAATATGCCTAGTTCTTCTAAATATACTTTTTTAGAAGAGGGTGATTTAGATAATAAAGATGCTGTTGAAATGGCAAAAAAGTTTTTAGAGTTTCAAACATCTTTTAAAGAATATGCTAAATCTACTGGTATTGTGTTCAATGAATTAGATTCATATGGGCTAACACAAATACTAGATACATCAATGGTAAAAGAAAAAGGTTTACGAGAAGCAGAAAAAATTATAAAACAAGCGTTTAAAATACAAAATTTAAATGAAATAAAAAAAGACCCTTCTGTAAAACCATTAAGCGATGAAAGACTAGGTAAAATAGCTTACTATTACTTAAATAATTCAGACAATATTAGAAGGTCTGAAATAGTAGGTCAACAAAACATAGAAGATGACCTTTTAAATTTATTAGACAGTCAAGGACTTCCTATAAGCAACAAACCAGATTTTAAAAATAAAACTTTAATGCAGTCAGCACAGTTTTTTGATAATAAAAGAGTTTTATATGACCAAGAAGCAAGAGCCTATGCTAAAGAATTATTTATACAAGACCCTGAATTTACAAATTTAAGATTGATTGAAAACACAATTCCAGTTACTGAATTTTCTAGAAGATTTGGACCGACTGGTAGTGGAGTTTCCGATGTATTTAAAGATTTAAGAAAGTTTTATAGTCAATTTGGAGATTTAGAAAGAAATAGTAGTTTGCAAAAATTATTGTCAGACGATATGAAAACTATAAAAGACAGTATAAATGCATATTTTAGAACATATGGTGCTTCTAGTGTTGCATCAATGAGTGATGCAACTAAGTCTACTATTCTAACTTTACAAGCAGTTTTGTCAGCAACTAAACTTTACAAAGTTGCTTTACCTTCACTAGGAGATTTACTTCAAGTTATGAACAATAGTGGTTTTAAGTCTGCTTTAAATTCTTTTATATTACAAATTCAAAGACAAGGGGTAAAAGCTTTTAAACCTTCTACCATGTTAGCCCAAAGAAGAAAAGGTGATGAGACAGGTAAATTCTTAAATGAAGATATCATGGGTAGAAAATTTGCCAATAGAAGATATAACGGAACTTTAGAAAAAGAATTGTATGACTATACTTTAGCAGCAACAACTCCTTATCAAAATAAAATTATTGATTTACAACGATATTTTTTTGAAATAGTTCAATTAGGAAGAGTTACAAGATTTGCTAGAGAGTTTGCATACGATGCTGGTGCGTTTAGAGCTTTTGATTTAGGTGTTCTTGCTTCAAAGAATAAATTAAAACGTGCCAGAATTAGAGAATTAAATAGTTTAGGTTTAAATGAAAATACTGCAAAGTATCTAGGTAAATTTAATAGTATGGATGAAGCTTATGCTGACCCGACTGGAAAATTTTTATTAGATAGGGCTGGTAGAAAAGCTGCTGATAGAGATGCTCTAATACCTCAAGTAGGTAATAGAAGGCTATTTTCTCAGACTAGAAACCCCTTTTACAAATTTTTAGGTAGTTTTTTATCTTGGGCACAAGCTAAAACTACTCAAACTAATTCTTTAATAAGAAGAATAGAGGATGGGGATGGTAAACTAGCACTAATGATGTTAACAACTTTACCTTTGTACGGAACTGTAAAATATATTCAAAATGCACTAAATCCATCTACTGAATTTAGAGAAGAGTATGCAAATCCATTAAAAAGCGAAGAGGATTTAAAAAGATTTATAGGAGAGACTGCTATTTTTTCTGGTCAGTTACTTCCTTTTTATGTCGATAAGGCTGTAAACTTTGCAAAGTATAATGAAAATAATGCTGTAGAATCATTATATCCTGTTGCAAGTCTTTTCAACGATTTTTCTACTGGTCTCTTAGATGTGGCTAGAGGAAAACCGGGTTCAGCAGGAATAAAGCTTGTAGAAACAGTAGTGCCTTTTGCTAAAGAGTTAACAAGAAGAGATAGTGTAGGTGAATTTTTAGGATTCGATGACAGTATTAGAGGTTCTATAAGAAGATTAGAAAGAGATAAAGAGGCTGTTCCTAGACCTAGATTTGTTAAAGGGGGTGTTGCAGAAGTTCCTTTTACTAAAGAAGACCCTGCAGATAGAAAAAATCCTTTTACTAATCAAACTTACTCTGGTAAAACTTTAGAAGATTTATTTAGAGAAGAAGAATCTGATAGGTTAGGTTTTCAAAAAGGAACTCCTGAAAAAATCTACTCAGATGATTACAATTTTCAAACTCAAGAAGGATTTGTAACTTACAAATACGCTGATGGTTCTCAATTTGACATATATGATGAGCCTTCAGTAAAAGAAGTTGCACCAGTAATAGAATTATTAGTAGGAGGAGTTCCTAAAGTAATTGCTGGTTTAGGTAAAGCAGGGTTTGACTTAATAGAAAATTTATCTAAACAATCTACAAAAATTAATAAACCTATGAACTATTATCATGGTAGTACTCAACAACTTGACAAGCTAATTCCTGCAGCCGACAGAGTTAATAATAAAGCTATTAAAGATTTATACCAAGCAGGAACATATTTAGGTAAGCCTAATCAAAGAGGATTTAGAATAGCTTCAATGTATGCTAAAGATAAAGGTTTTGTAAACGTAGTTGATGAAAAACAATTTAATCAGATAGCTGGAAATTTATTTAATCCTAGAAATATTCCAGAAGATATTATGGAAAAATTTGCAGGTGCAGTTGCTAATAGACAACAAGCTATAAAACTTGCTACGACTCAAAAAGAAAAAGCAAAAATTAGAAAAGAAATAATTGATTTAGAAAATCTATTTAAACCTAGCACATCAGGGTACATTAGTAGAATAAATACTAGACAAAGAGATTTTTTACAAAAACTAGGATACGATGGTGTAGATGTTAGTGATGATGTTGTAGTTGCATTTAACACACTAAATGTTAAAAAAGCAGTTGATAATAAATTTATAGACAAACTTAGAAAAAGACAAGAAAAGAGAGAGGGTTTTCAAGAGGGCGGTTCATCAACTGATAATAAAAAAGAAAGATATAAAAAAATATTTAATGAACTACCTGAGTCTTTAAAACAGGGTAAACATATTATTAATGTTGATGGTTCTAATTATGTTGTTGATAAAAGAGTAACTGCAGAAAATTTTGAAAAAAGGCTTTCAGATTTTAGCAGTCCTGAAACTTATATTGGCGGTCTTGAAGCCAAAATGAAAAGACTTCTTGAAAAGGAAGAAGGTTCTTTAGAAAAAGTAGGAAGAGACATAACTAATTTTTTAGCATTTTTAACAAACTCTTTAAATCCTAGAACTACGATAAATGATATTCGCTATATAAATGCTCCATATTTTTCAGAACGAGAAAAAGAAATGTTAAAAGATTATAAAGAAAAAAAGAGTAACAAATAATGTATAAATACTTTACCGAAGATGAATTAAAATGCAGACACACTGGTGAATGCAAAATGGATAAAGACTTTATGAAAGTCTTAGATGAGATTAGAGAAGAGTGTGGTTTTGCATTTGTTATCACAAGTGGCTACCGTTCTCCTGAACATCCAATAGAAGCTAAGAAGTCTCGACCCGGAGCACATACTTCTGGTAAAGCTGTAGACATACTTGTACAC